CAATGTGATTGTTATATAAATTTCAGTCATTCTGAGGGTGGTATTGGTATGGGAGCCATTGAGGCAGCTCTTAGAGATAAACCTGTAATTAAACCGGGTTATGCTGGTGGTCCAGAATACGTAAAAACGCCATACACAATTGATTGTGTTCCAAAAAAGGTTGGAAATGGGTATTACCTTTTTACAGACGATATGGTTTGGGGTGACCCAGACCCCGAACAATTACTGGAATTTATGAGAGATGCGTACGATAAACAACTTCGTTATATGGATCACGAATATACAAAGAATGCACTTTCATCCGAAAGAATAGTTAATAGTTTAAAAGAAATAGCATCCTTAGACTAAATGATCATCATAGGTCCTCATGCTAAAACGGGTATCGGACAACATGCGATGAAATATGTAAATCTATTTTTACCTGATGGTCGATACTGTGAGATAGGTAAACCATTACCTGAAAGTGATACCGGACTGATATTTGTGATTCCAACACCTAATCAAATTGAATATATCAAGTATGCGAAATCCCGTGTTAAGAACCTGTCNTGTATGACTGTGTGTGAAACTGAAACCGTTCACGAAGATTACGGTNTGATCATGAAAGAGTTTAAGAGGGTCGCTGTTCCTAGTGAATTCTGTAAAAAGGTTCTCTCTCGACAGTTCCCTGATAACGAGTTCTACGTGATTCATGCCCATATCCCACAACCAAAGGAAAAACCGTATACATTTTATCATATCGGAAATGTCATGGATCCTCGTAAAAAGTTTCGTGATATTCTTCAAGCCTTTGTGCGTCTGAATGAACCTAATACTCGCCTGGTCATTAAAGCTACGAGTAATCAAGACGTACACATACAATTTCCACGGGTCGAAGTGATCAATAAGATGTTATCTAATGATGAGATGGATGATCTTCACCACCGATGCGATTGCTACGTGAGCTTTTCACACTCCGAGGGTGTTGGTATGGGTGCCGTTGAAGCAGCGATGCGAGATAAGCCGGTGATCATCACAGATTATGGTGGTGCACCCGAATACATAAAAACACCGTATACGATTGACTGTGGACTTCAAGAGTTGGAGCAGGATGATTTCCTCTTCAAAAAGGGTATGACTTGGGGTAAGCCAAACTTTGACCAACTCTTGGAGTTCATGAGACATGCGTACGATAATCGTGTCCGTCACATGGATCACGAACATACGAAACAATTAGTGGGGAGAGAGAATGTTCTAAAAGAATTCATCTTGAATGTAATTGGTAGCGAAGACAATGAGACCGACAAGGATAGTTCCACTCATGACCGAGTCTCGTTGAGAAATTAGGGACATCACGATATCATCGATGAATCCAATACCACTTGGTTTGGTAACGACGCGGGGTATGATTGTGCTTATCGCGATATATAAAGCCATCGCTATTATTACAGGTCTAAGACTCTCTTGATCTAACATCGTTTTACATTAGTCGTCTATTTTAATTTTGCTAATGTCCACCTTTTTACCGAGCACACCCTTATCGACCCTGTGTTTCTTACAGAAGTCCCCACACACCGCTTTGAATGAACACCGTTTACCAGCCATAGTCGTAGCTGAACAAATGTTAGTGTTCTTTCGCTGCTCGTTTATGAGGGTGGGTGCTTTATCGATCACGATGATTTGCCGCTCATTCTTCTTCTGTTCAGCCTGCTTGTATCTCATTTTCATCTTCCACGTCGCATCCGCTAGATTGTAGCATGCATCATTTGCCTCACTGAGACGGTACATCTTAGCCGCGTCAGCGAGGCAACGTTCCCACATAGAGTCTCGGATGACTTCCATTTTCGTATATTGTTGGTTTTTTACAAAATGTACTTTCACTTAGGCTTCTCCTCCAATTTCAGCCAAATACATATCAACCTGCCCAGAGAAGCCCGAAAATTTCTCGGCAGTTTTTTTGGTGACCATATCTTGTACATTCGTCACATGTTCGGTAAACTTCTTGACATCGATCCCTGTTGCGTTATGAATCTGTGAATCGGATGATATATCTTTCGCTGCGTAGAGATATGCGACTGCGTAGTTTGCGTGAAGTATCGCTATGACTGGGGACGCATCCTGTTGGGCAGCTGTCGCGTACCGCGCCGATTGTCGAATCAGTTTTTGTAGCGACTGTTTCATACCACGAGACCCATTTTGCATCATCAATATGAGAATGAATATGACGATGATGAAGTACACGTACATGACTTCTTATCGTATCTCGAGAAAATTATCGATTCACTTTATTCGAAGATTTTTGCTTCAAAATGACGAATTTAATATCCTGTCGACGGACACCAGAGATCTGATCCACAGGGTTCTTGAAAAGGAATTTGTTATCGTGGGCTCTGTACGCCTCACCCATGTTCATGTTTGCGAGTCTCTTGAAACGGTTTGGTGTAATGTATTGATTGACGTTACCAGACTTAAACTGAATGACCTTATCACCATTATTGAATTTATCACCGTTGTTCGAATTTCTGTTGGGCATGTTACTGACAAGTTTCTCACGCCACAAAATGCGTGGTACGTTGTTGTTCGACATTTATTGTTAGCAAACATTTAAAGTGTCATTCTGACAATCCTGCATCGTCTTCACGTGGTCACCTTCATCGTCGCGAACCCTAGTAAAAACATCATACAGATTGTCGACATCGTCGTAGTAGTTGGCAGCCACAGCTGGTGGTTTCTCGAGGGAGAGGCTCGCTTTGTTCTGTTTGAGGAATTCGTCGTAGGTGTGATACGCGTGTTCCTCCACCTGTTCAGAGAGATTGTAAGCCATCCTCGGTGACACCACGTACAGAAGGCATGTCAACCAGTAGTACGCGAATGCCGTATGCTGTGCAAAGAATCGATCCACGAAACGCTCGTCACCACCCAAATTTTCCATGATGAGGAGATGATGGTACTCATTCATGGTTTGAGCAAAGTGTGTCTCCAGGTAATCAGCACGCCTCCAGATATCGAGGGTCTCGTAGAGGTGTAGAACGGAGACGAACGAAAAGTATGGGACACGGGCGACCGTCTCGAGGACATAGAACCGAGCGTAGTCCCGGTCTTTGTACACTCTGTCGATGACCTTCACAGCTGTTCCGACAACCGCCTTGTTGAAACGCTTCTCAAACCTGCGAGCAGTGTTCACATGAGGCTTGACAGAAGCGAGGGTGAGCATATATATTTTGTATGGATGTTTGTTTTTAAATTAACCTAAGTTAGAGTTTTGACTTGTAATAAAATCAAGAAAGTATGGAGAGTGTCCAAAAGCTCACCCATATCGAACACATTCTCAAGAGACCCGACTCCTATGTCGGTCCAGTTGAGTTGGGTACGGAACCCTACTGGATCCTCAATGGTGAAAAGTTCTCCAAGAAGAACCTCAAGTACTCTCCAGCCCTCTTGAAAATTTTTGATGAAATCCTGGTCAACGCCATCGACCGTAACTCTCTCCACCCCAAACAGGTCAGTTCCATCTCCGTCTCCATCGATAAGGATATGGGCTCAGTGACCATTGAGAACAATGGACCTCTCGGTGGGATCAGTGTCCGCATGCACGAGAAGGAAGGTCTATGGAACCCCGAACTCGTCTTTGGACACCTCCTCACGAGTACCAACTATGATGACACTCAAAAACGTATCGTTGGGGGTCGCAATGGCTATGGTGCCAAGTTGGCGAACATCTACTCTACCGACTTTTCTGTGATCATCAAGGACCACGAGACGAACCAGACCTATACCCAAAAGTGGTCGAAGAATATGACTGTCTGTGACCCACCAAAAATCAAAAAACATTCGGGTGCCACATCATCCGTCTCTATCACTTTCACACCCGAGTGGAAGAGGTTTGGGATGTCCAAGATGGACGATACCATTTACAGTATTTTCCAAAAGAGGGTTTGGGATGCGAACATCTGTACGACCCAAAACTGTAAAGTGAAGTTCAACGGAGATGTTCTCCCCAAACAAAACTTTGAAGCCTACACCAAGATGCATGAAGGCGTGAACGAGGTTTCATCTTACACGGGGGACAGGTGGTCTGTGTGTGTGGGTCCATCTGAGAATGGTATGGAGCAGGTTTCATTCGTGAACGGTATCTGTACGACGAAGGGTGGTTCCCATGTAGACCACGTCGCCGCGTTCATCGCCAATGGTATCATTGATGAGATGGCGAAGAAGATTAAACTGAAACCTCAACAGGTGAAGAACGCGTTCAATATCTTCGTCAAAGCAACCATCGAGAATCCTAACTTTTCCAGTCAGGTTAAGTCTGAGTGTACCTCAAAGTCTCAAGATTTCGGGAGTAAATTCGAACCACCCAAGGGATTCATCAAGAATGTTCTCAAGACTGGAATCGCTGATGAACTCATGGCACTTTCAAAGTTCAAAGAGATGAAGGAACTCCAGAAATCTGATGGTGCACGTAAATCTAAGATTACCGGTATTCCCAAGTTGGATGATGCGAACCACGCAGGAACCAAACATTCTGGGAAGTGTACCCTCATCGTAACAGAGGGTGACTCTGCAAAGACCCTCGCAGTCGCTGGTCTATCTGTCGTGGGTCGAGACCAATATGGTGTCTTCCCACTTCGTGGTAAGTGTAAGAATGTCCGAGATGTCTCTGTAGCGCAACTCACATCGAACCAGGAGTTTAACGATCTCAAGAAGATTTTGGGTCTCCAACAGGGTAAGGTGTACAAGGATGTCTCAGAGCTTCGCTATGGACGCCTGATGATCATGACCGACGCGGATAACGACGGGTCTCACATTAAGGGGCTCATCCTAAACATGATCCATTATTTTTGGCCGAGTCTCCTTGATCTCAACTTTGTGGTTTCTATGGTGACCCCAATCATCAAGGCGACCAAGGGTGCTAATACCAAGTCGTTCTATACAGACTCTGCATTCAGAACCTGGTATGGTGATGGTAAGGCTGGGTGGAAAATCAAATACTACAAGGGTCTCGGTACTTCCACGAGCGCTGAAGCTCGTGAGTATTTCAAGAAGATTCAGGATCTCACGGTAAAGTTTGATGTGGATATGATGACGGATGATTCGATCGTCCTCGCATTCGATAAGAAGAAGGCTGACGCACGGAAGACGTGGCTTCTCGAGAACACAGCCAAGGAATCTGATCAACTCGAGGTTCCTTATGGAAGTGTGAAACAATTAACCATTTCCGACTTTGTACACAAGGATCTGGTGAACTTCAGTCTCGCGGATCTGAAACGTTCCATCGCACACATGGCAGACGGTCTCAAACCCTCACAAAGGAAGGTTATGTACTCATGTTTCAAGAAGAATCTCAAGGAGGAAATGAAGGTTGCCCAGTTGGCGGCGTACGTGGCTGAGAAGAGTGCCTACCATCACGGTGAGGTTTCTCTGGCGGATACGATTGTGAAGTTGGCGAACGATTATGTGGGGTCGAACAATATCAACCTCCTAGAGCCATGTGGTCAGTTTGGTACGAGATTGATGGGTGGTAAGGATGCATCCCAGACGAGGTACATCTTCACGAAGTTAACCAAGGATGCTCGAAAGATTTATGACCCAAGGGATGATGCAATTCTCAACTATTTGGATGACGATGGTCACCCTATCGAACCCGATTTCTACATGCCCACCCTACCAATGGTTCTCGTCAATGGGACAGAGGGTATCGGTACAGGGTTCAGTTGCTATGTGCCTCCATTTAACCCCGAGGACATCAAGGCGAACATTAAACGGATTTTGACCGGTGAGGACATCGTACCCATGCGACCATGGTTCAGGGGTTTCAAAGGTGTCGTTCATAAGGAGGAGGACACGTGGATGATGGAAGGTGTATGGAACTGGTCCGGAAGCAACATCGTCGTGACCGAACTCCCACCAGGTCGCTGGACGCAGGACTATAAGGAGTATCTCGATACACTCGTGGAGAAGAAGTTGATTGGGGGGTACACCAATAACTCGACGACAGAGGATGTCCATTTCGAAATCATTGACTACACCGGTAAGGATCTCCTCAAGGATCTCAAATTGAGGAAGACCTTCCGTGTCTCTAACATGCACCTCTTCCACCCCACCAAGGGTATCCACAAGTACACGAGCCCCGAAGAGATTCTCGAAGATTTTGTGGAACTACGCTTAGATCATTATAAGAAGAGGAAGGCACATCTCATCGATGTACTCGAGAAAAGAGCGGTGATGTGTGACCATAAGTCCAAGTTTGTATCCATGGTGATCGAAGGTGAATTGGTGGTGTTCAAGAGGAAGAAGGTTGAACTTGAAGAGGAGATGTCCCCCATATTCCCGAAGATTGATGGGAATTGGGACTACCTCCTCAATACGAAGACGGTCGAGTATACGGAGGAACGCGTCAGGGCGCTCATGGATGAGGCGAAGCAGGCGAAAGAGGACTTGGAGAAGATGATGAAGACGAGTCACGTGACGATGTGGAAAACAGATATTAAAAATATGTAAACAATAGTAAGCATGGGTGAAGCCGCTAAGATTTCCCTAAAGGCTATTGGAAATCAAGATACACATTTGCTTTCCAAAGACCCTAAACATTCTTTATTTAAATATGAAACGAAGAGACATTCCGAATTTAGAAAGTATCATAACGTACACACCGTAACACAAGGTATCGCAGCGACATGGCCATTCGGTGAAACAATCCGAGTTGAATTGAAACCTCAATACATGGGGGATCTCTTAAATAATCTATGGATCCAATTGACATTACCGACATGGGGGTTTGATGATATCATCTTCAACGAAACCCTGCAGAAAATGTTGTTTAGTGGTCAGACTTTAGTACAATTTGGATATGCGACGTTTAGAGAATGGTGGCTCGCAGGTGCCCCAAATTTAGCTGGTATTATACTCCCTGCGTTCCAGTTCCCAGATTTCAAATACTTCTTGTCCTTTGAAAATCAGTTCAATAATTTGATTTTCACGTTTCTTCCCGCGGAATTGTTTACTATCAATACGGATTTTACTGCGACTGTATTGGTTTCATTATTGCGTGTTCTGAGCAGTGATCCAAGCACAACCCCTGGTGTAGCACTTATTAATACATTAGCGATTAATCAGGCAACTACTGCAATTCCAATTGGTATTATTAATGTACTCAAAGGAATTTCGGTAGATATTTCGGATACCTTGGTATTGTCCACCCTTGGTCTCAGTGCACCCATACTCACAGCACTGATACAAGTTCTAAATAGGGATGTGGCTGTGACCCCTGGTCCGGATCTTCTCACTACATTGGGAATTGATGATAGAACTTCGCCGATTCAAATCAGTATCATTAATGTACTCAGGGGGATTAGAGTAAATATTCCGGGTAATGTGGTATTATCCACACTCGGTCTCGCTACACCCGTATTCGATGCACTGCTAGGTATTCTAAATGGGGATGGAAATGACCCCGATCCAGTCACTGCACAGAATCTACTTACAACGTACCCGTCGACTCCATCCTATATTATTGATATAATCAGTGGAGTATCACCGGTAACCAGGGGCACCGCGGTAAGACCCAGAGATGTTGGGGCGGACATCACGGATGCCTTGATATTATCCCAACTCTCCTCAACTGTATTCGCAGTACTCCCAGAAACCATAAAGAGTATTATCTTGAGAGATATACCATTGCCTTCATTTACACTACCTGAGATTGCGTATTGGGCGTGGGATATGCAATTACTCGGTCGTAAACTAATCAAAAATATCAAATTTAAGGTTGATACCCAGATAGTCGAAGAAATAACAGCAGATTGGTGTATCATTCATGATAATATGTACACGACCGAATCACAAAAAATGAGTGCAAATACACTGTATAATCGAAATGTAACTGGGGGTGAAACATCTCAACCTTCTGCCCAAAACGACGCACAGAGTAACGATGTGTTTATTCATATACCGTTCTTCTTTTCACATAATTACGGTGGTGATGCCTATTCAGAAAACAATCAAAATAAAACACCCTTCCCCTTGTGTGCTATCCATAAACAGAAAATTACACTTGAAATTGAGTTTTTCAAACAATCCTTCTTCACTCTCTATAACCAGCGTGCATCAGATAATTTAACGAGTCGAGGTCTCCCGGCAACACCTCCACCTAAAAAAATACAGAACTTTAAAGTCATCACTGAGGAAATCACACTTTCTCCCGAAGAACGTTTATATTTCACCCGACCGAATAATGAGATTACATATGATTTTGTGATTAGACATTCCAGTATCCCACTCGAACCGCAAAAGCGAGAATTCATCGTACAATTGGAACCGAGTATTCCAGTCAAATGTTTCCATTGGTTTTTTAGATATGCGGGATATGAAAATGAGGATGAGTATAGAAGTTTACCCGTAGACGACCCAGCGTATGTAAACGAATGGTACTACTCGACGACCGCCAATCGTTACAACTTTACCCGAGGGCAGATCAAAGACAAATCCGAACCACATCTCTTAAAAAGTGCTTATTTCACACTAAATGGTGAACGCATACCAAACGTATCGAATAACGACAGGGAATATTTTTTCAGTTACGTCCCCTCGCGTGCGAAAATGGCGAGATCGGGGACTGATATATCAAATAACTATCTATTCGAACCACCCGTACCCAATTATTTACTTAATTATGTTTACTCGTACAATTTCGCACTATTCCCTAAAAGTACTTCACCGTCGGGGTTTCTCGACTTTTCAGCCCTACAATCAGAAAAGACTAATTTACACTTAGAACTGGTAAACAATATCGATCTCAAATACGGTAACGGGAAGAGTATCCAGAACCCGGAATATAAATTTCATATGTACTACACGGGTTACAAAACACTCGTATTCAACAATGGGTCTTTATTACAAACTTAAAAATAAAAACTATAGTTAAGTAGAGATGGCAGGAAAACTGACATTAGGTACTATTGGGATACAGGATATGTATGTGATAGGGAACCCAACCTATTCTCATTTCTCGACTATTTTTAAGAGACACACGAAATTCGCATTCGATGTGAGAGAGCACCCATTACTCAATGCAGAATTCGATCAGGATACGATGTGTATCATACCAATAGATATGGGTGATCTTCTCACGAACCTGACACTTCGATATAAATTTTTCTTCAAGGCGTCTGTATCAAATACATACCCATTGGGTGGTGTCACACCCACGACAGAAAACCCAACTGGTAATTACGATGACCCATTCACACCTACTGTCGGTATCCACGCCATCGAGTATGCCGATCTCTTTATAGGAGGTACGCATATCGAACGGCTCACGGGTGACTGGATTTACCTTTACCATAAATATCATGCAACTGATTATAATTTTAGAGATACTATCGTACCTCTAGCAACTGGAAAAGAGGATCCATATGGTTCAAATAACGATAACGTGTGGACCTTACGACAGATGTACATCGATTTACCGTTTTATTTCTATAATAATCTACCAGCTTCAATCTTGTTATGTAAACTCACGAAACAGGGTTGTTACATCAGAATCAAGTTCAAGAAATTGGATAAAATTGTTCGACCATATTTGAATCCATTCGTGACAGAAGCGAGAATAGAAACAGCATCCCTATTGGCGACGTACGCGTACCTTGATCGGGACGAATTGAATTATTTAAAAAGTACCCCGATAAACCAATTGATCACACAGATACAATTGAAAAGGCATGATATACCAAGGACAAAGGATGAAGATGAGATCACTTTACGTTTTCATCATCCGGTCAAAACAATTTATTTTATCGCAACGAAGAAATCAAGACGGTTTGCGTATCATGGTAATGAAACATTGATACAGTACATGCTCAATACAAAAATTAAAGAAATGGAAATGATCCTGAACAACACATCCCTATTCAAGGAACCTTATTCGAAAATGGTTCCCGAGAATTCCCTTACAAATTCGATTTCTGGTGTAAATGTGGATGTTTCGTTCGATGGTTTAACTATAGTCGACGGGAATGTCGTGTATAGTAACGTAAATGGTTCGCCGTCATATGTTCGTTATCAACTAGAAACACGTGACCAGATCGCGAGTTACTCCTTCGCCCTCTACCCCCTAGATAACATCCCATCCGGACACTTGAATTTCAGTCGTATAATCGACCAAAGATGTAGAATCAAACTGGACTATTCAGACCCATTCTCAGCAGAAGAAGGTGTATCATCGGATCCAGAAAATAACGTTACAGAAGTTCAAATTTACGCGAAGAGTTACAATATACTCCATTACGCGAGTGGATTATCCGGCTTAAAATATTAATGACACATATTATATATGGCGGGTCGAGTCCTGATCGCGGCGACAGGTGAATTAGATCGCTCTTTAAGCGCCAACCCGTCATTCTCGTTTTTTACTAAAAAATATAGTAAGCACACAAACTACGCCACAGAAAATTATAAGATAACCTTCCCAGAAAAGGTGTTCACAGATGATTTTTTGGATGTACCCATTCCTCAGAAGTATGGTGATATCTTACGTGGGGTTGTACTATCCTTCGTCGCCGACCCCACCGATGTCGCAAGATTGGGATCGAATCTTTATCCTGTTGATGTATTTGGAATCTCTGTGATCGACTATGTCGAGTTATACGTCGGTGAACACAAGATCGATACGGTCACCGGTGATGATATATTCATAGACCGTGAATTGAACGTATCTGAATCGTATAGATCGAGTGTCAATGTATTACACGGAAACCCGTTTCAGGGAAGTGGGGAATCCGAGTTCGTACAAGAATTTTTGGATGGACAGTATAACACACGAGGGATCAACCCATTCAATACAGAAGAATACAGGATTCATATTCCTTTTTATTTTCACCGACGTCCGGGAAGTGGATTTCCTTTATGTTCCATATACAATCAGGAAATGTCCCTCCGCATCAAATTGCGACCCGCTATCGACGTTCTATTCGCGACACAGAACAAATTGGGTGATGCTACACTATGGGACCCCGAAGCAAACAACCGGATATTACAACAACTCGAATTGAATAATTTCACAGTCAATTTAGACCTCGTTCATTTAGATAAACAAGAGCGGTGTATGTTACAACGTAAACCTCTTAATATTTTATTCGAACAACGTCAGAGGAATGTTTTTCTGATTAATGAGCGATCTAAAACAGGTACATTTCAGTTGAATTTCGCCAATTGTGTTAAAGAACTCTTTTTCGTTGCTAAAAAATACGGTCACTGGACACAAGACCAAATAGCAATTTTGAATCGGATACACGCTCTCGATAGTTTGACATCCTCTCAAGTTAGTATTATCAATGATCTTCGACAATCTCTTTACCGTATTTCAATTTGGGAAGAAATTATACGCATCGCTATGAGTAGACTGACCGGTGTGACGGATTTAGGAGTACGAAAAAACGTCGTGGATGTGTTACGTCAAACTGTTGTATGGGGTCCCACACAACTCACCCTTTTAACAGGTGTGGAGGATAATACAACCGATATACCAGCCGCAACAACCACGCTCATTCAGTATCTTTATACCATACCCAATCTAATTGTAAATACACAAACTACTGTGGATACAGAACTAGGTAGGCTTCCAACTATAACTGATCGGTTTGAGCGCAGTAACATTATAGCTTCTCTCCTCGCCCTTCAAAATGTATGGGGGGTGGATCAAATTACAATTTTAAATAGCTTGATAGACCCCAATGTGCAAAATGAGTCTTTACTCATATTTCAACTCCGCACATTCGTGGCACAGTTAAGTTATTTTTTAGTTGGTCTGTCATCGCTTGTCCCCGGTTCACCAGAACAGCTCAACGTTGTCAACGGGCTCGCAGGATATCTTAATGATCTCACAGTCCAATCGGATATCTTAAAATTAGGGATGGTCGCGGTACTGAATACATTAACTGGTCAGACAGACGCTCAACGTAGTGCGATCGTAGATGGACTGATCCGAATTGGGGCAGAGGCAACTATTTGGGGTAGTCCTCAACTCGTTCTTTTAGAATCGTTACGAAACGCCTTTAATGATGCAAATATACCCACTCTTGTGAGCTATCTTAATGGTCTCTCCGGTGATATCGATCAAAGGGTAAGGATTAAGGGGATAATCTTTGTTTTGGGAGAGTTTCCGGGTACCCTTGCGGCGGCACGACTGGAACGCGTCACAGCGTTACGTCAGTTTCGTGTATGGCGAGATGATCCCATAAAACTCGTGAATAGTTTAACTTCTCTCACACCCGGAGCTTCTGGTCGTGCAGACGTCATAAATAGTCTAATTGAGTATTCGAATGTACTGATTGACGAGGTACCGACACTTCAATTCACCCTCAATAATTTGAAAAATGGTGTGAACGGAATACTTGATACTATAGCTACTCTCACCACAACGGCTGAACGTGACCCCCTCATAGTTGAACTTGTCGCGTTAGGTGTTTGGAGCAGTGATCAACTCGCCACGTTAGACGCGTTACGTATTCCATCAGCGAATGACACTACTTACATAACCCAACTAAAAGCGACATCTACACAAGTGCCCATCACTCAGTCTATTCAAAATGATATTATACAGAAATTGTTAACGAGAAGTTATTGGGGTAATCAAATATTCACTTTAAATAATTTACGCCTAGTTGTACCCGGATTCATAGGGCAAACTGCTCTTGTCGCCGCACTGAATACGTACATCGCTGGTCTCCCGAGTAGTTTGAATATCGTGACTTCCCTAAATGCGGTAGTGGCTGCGACTACACAGGCAGCTCGTGACCCGCTCATAGATAGTCTCATCGCACTGGGTGTTTGGAGTTCGGCTCAGGTAGTTACATTAAATGCGCTACGTGTCCCAGGTTTCAATGATACATCCACGTTAATTCCGGAGGTGAACACGAGAATTGATATTTTAAAAATTGGTTTCAGTGCAACACTCGATAGTATACTCGCCATCGCTACAAAGACAGAACGCGATCCGATTATAGATAGTCTCATCGCATTGGGTACAGGTATATGGGGGTCGACCGAACTCGCTAACCTAGACCTGTTACGTACCCCTTCAGGGAGTGATGGGACATATGTAACCTCATTAAAGGCGTTTATTGGTGCTGTATCCACACCCAAGTCGATCATGTTAGATAATGGTGTAGCAACCTCAGTCAGAGGGTTTAATTTCTCTAACACGTATTTAACTAGTAATGTTATCACCCCACTTACAGACCCTTTACCACCGATACAAGAAAACCGAAATGAATTTGTGTCGAATCTCGTTGCAGAAACGGGTCTTTGGGGATCAAGTCAGCTCACTCTATTGGAAGAGTTGCGCTCGGATACACCAACAGGTTACATTGACCGACTCACGGAGTACGTAAAAGGTGTATTATCAACCCTGGCGGTAGGATATGTTGATAAAACTGTAGGTGAACTAAATACTATCAACACCACACTTAGTACGAACCCTTTACCGTCTATCATAATAAACCGTAATGATTTTGTATCTAATCTCGAAGCGGAAACAGGTGTTTGGGGATCTGAACAAAATACCCTCTTAACCAGTTTGCGTACATCCACGGCACCAACGAATCTCGTAGAACAACTCGTAGAGTACATAAACGGGACATTGTCCACCATACCGACACCCACTACTAAAACTGATGTTGAACTACAAGCTATCATCACCACACTCGAGACGGATCCATTACCAGACGTGGGACCTGACCGCACCACATTTATAGATGGTCTGGTTGCAATAACGGGTGTTTGGGGATCCGACCAACTCACTCTCTTAAACGATTTGCGTACGACTACACCAGTAAATCACATTAACCGACTCATTCAGTACGTGTACGGGATATTATACACCTTATCGGTAGGGTATGTTGCTAAAACTGATGTTGAGCTACTGGCTATCATCACCACACTCGAGACGGACCCCCTACCACCCATAGTGGTAAACCGTAATGAATTTGTATCTAATCTCGAAGCGATAACAGGTCTATGGGAAGCTGATCAACTCACTCTCTTAAACGACTTGCGTACGACTACACCAACGGGTCACATTGACCGACTCAAAGAGTACGTGAACGGTGTATTATCAACCCTAGCAGCGGGGTATGTTGATAGAACTACTGTTGCGTTACAAGGTATCATCGCTCTACTTGGGGGCACAATACCTTCCATATTCATAAACCGCAACGATTTTGTATCTAATCTCGAAGCCATCCAAAATTTATGGGATGCTAATCGGGTCACTCTATTGAACAACTTACGTACAACCGATACATCAGCGAGTCTCGCCACATATGTGACTACGTTACGGGACACTATAATTGCTTTAAATAGTGATTCCCCGGATACTACGAATCGGGGTGTACTTGTAAATACACTCCTCGGATTTCTAATGTGGGGAGCCACACAGAGGACTCTCCTAGATGTTGAATTTCGTGTGGTAGGGTCTCAAGATCACGCCGCTATTATTAATGGTCTCGTGACGTATCTGGGTGGTTTGAGAACCTTAGCTCTCACGTATCATAATCCTTCAACTGGATTAGGGTTATTAAGAACCTTATTAAATACCCTCGATGGAGCCTTACATACTACTATTGTGGGTCTTTTACAACAAGCCGCAGATACCGTGTGGGATGGATACTTCTTTCGTTTACTCGAAGAACTGAAAAATGAATCTATCGTAGTGGGGACAGAGACTACTCATATCAGTCAATTACAGGAGTATGTAAACATTACATTTTTTACGGCGAGTCTAAGTAGAAATATCGTCTATCTACTGACACAACCCACTGTGAAATACCCACCTTCCGTTTTCAATAAATGGGCGAGGGGTAAAAAACACGTCCCTTTGATGTACTCAAAACAGAATAAAACAACACTCGAATGTGATGGTGAAACAATCATAAACGAGACAACCGGAAACAATCTTTTCTTATCAACATCTTTATCGAATATACATCACAAACGCTCACCCGTCTTTCGTAACATTAACATGTATAGTTTTGCGTTACACCCAGGTGAATTGGAACCATCGGGTCATATGAATTTCAGTGGGGTCAAGGATGCACGCGTCACCATGGACCTCGAATATGATGGGAGCCAAGGAACGTTCGACTTTAATGACAATTTCATCCAAGTACTCGGTATTCCCCAGATAGATTTCCCTAAGCAGGTTATAATCATAGCAAAAAGTTACAATATGATGATAATCAGGAATGGTAAAGCTAAGGTACTTTTTAGGTAGATTGCTTGTTAAACAGGGTCAATTTATTGTTTGATATGTAATCAATGATGTTGTTCTTGATACACCATTTGATGAAATTCAACTGCGCGAGAGTTGTCTGAATTTCATGAGATGTCCCCGGAACGGTATATGTAAACTTTTGAGATCGACAAAACGGGTCGAAAAGCTTTTTACTATACCCATCAAGGCTTGACTTGTACGCGTAATGGACGGTAAATATTTTACCATCATTCGTCTTATAGGATGTGTGATTCTTTTTTGCATAATTGGTGATGAACCATTCGAGATTTCGTAAAGAAATACCACTTGTCTTATCTAGTATATTCAGTAGTTTGGATCGATTGTTTTCTTCGTCGTAGAATGTGTTAATTGATGATAGCAGAATATCGGATTTACTCATTATTGAAAATAGTACTCAAATCTATAAGTTGTTTCGATTTATTACATTCCACACATTCTGGGGAAAATAAAACTTCAGGTCCATGTGTGTGACCATTACGACTCTCATGCATTCTCTGTCGAATACGATTTCCCACATTTTTATGCTTTCCGCAATAGCCTTCATGTATACCCTTAAACGCACACCTCGAACCATCGGGCTTTGTTCCTTTACACATCATATTCGTGGATAGGACAGGAACATCCCTCAGTAACAAGTCAAGAGAAATTGCATACTTTTTTGAAATTACAACGGCGTATTCAGTCATCAATATATCGATGCGATGTTTAAGTTCTTCATCGAATAGTTCAATAATTCGATCACTGTAACTCATTACTTACTATTTCCTAGCTCGTATTTTTTAAATAGGTCTTCAACGCTTTCTTCTTTTTGCATCCTCACCTGTTTAATACGTTCCCTGAGATCAACTACTTTACCCTCACAATCGAGACCATGTTTTTTACATTCCTCTATAAGGTCTGCTCGTTTCATGGTGCTCAAGGCGGGTTCCCGTTTCTTTGGTGGTGGTTTACATTGATTGATGAGTTCACCGAATATCTCCTGCTTTACATTTTCGTAAAGTGGATCAAGTAAATCGCACACAGGGTTAAGAAACTTATTAATGAAATAATACTGATAATCAATGGGAATGTTATGCTCCTCCACATACTTGGGATCTTCCGATTTTTCAAATGCTTTAGCCTTTGGGTCCCCAGTCTTCACGAGGAGATACGGAACACGGTCACCTGATTGTGGCTCGGATCCAGGTTTACGCATTCTCATCTTATTCACAACCTGAACATGTGCCTGATTGATATTCTCGGATTGAGGACTCGTGATAGACACGGGATTTCCACCAACCTTGTAACTATCGGATAAACTCTGACTCAATATAAGTTTCTCATTTGGGACATCACCGGAGAGAAGCTCAATCGCTCGTTCTTTCGCGAGTTCTTTGGGTGGACCAGTATCACTCGAAGTGAGGACAACGTCGAGAAGTTCCTTACACACTTCTCGCATATGGGGTGTATTGTCTCTACGAACGAGTTGGAGACCCTTCACATCCACATAATCCATGTTCATGTTCCCATCTTTACCCTTTGTCCAAAGTTTAGCGGCGTACCGTTTCTTTGAATATAGAAAGTATGGGCAATAGACCTTCTCAAGTTCCAGGTTATTAGGTTTTTTGAAGAGGGCGCTACACTCCTCTGCCGCCCTTTCACCAATCTCCCAGCTGTATTCAATCGCCTCTATACCCTTACGATCCCCGACATCAAACTCAACCATGACTGAATCTGTATCACCGTATCTCACTTTCGCTCCCGGAAAGTTAGCCTCGACGTAAGTTTTTGTTTCTTCGATCATCGCGCGCCCACGGAATGTCGTCGCTGAAGCTATCGGTACACATGGGAGAATACCCTTCCCAGCACCAGTGAAGCCATACACAGAGTTCATCGAGATCTTATACGCCAACTGTTTACCGTTATACACCTCCTTCATGTATCCAGTTGCAGAAGCCATATCCTTTTTCGCCTTTTTACGAAACTGTTTGAGTTCAAGTAAAATACTCGGTAAAAGACTAGGAACATCCTGCGCGAATTTATACGTCTTATCCTTAATTTGAAAGGTTTCATAGGTCACACCGGGAATATTTCCATAATCTTTTTCATTCATGACGTATGATGAGTAACACAGATTATGCGCCATCATGATCGATGGGTACAGGGCTTCAAAATCCAAGGCGGTGATTGGGGTGTAGTACGCCCCTTTTTGTGCTTCGAGTACCGTAGCACCCTCATACTGTTCTTCGGGTAATTGTCCATACCTAATCGTCGGAATCATGAAACCCATTTCCCTCGCCTTTTTCGACAACTGACTAAAGACCTTGATCTGCTGACCTCTCTCAACGAGGAAACACATCGGAACCCAAGTCGCTTTAGCCATCTCGAGGAGGTTGAGAAGAATGCACATCTTCTTCATGAGTTTATGTGGTAATAGGGTATCTTTCACACAGTACTCAGCCACCTCCCTTAACTTGATGGGATCACCTTCAGCGTATCGAGCGAACATCTCCTTTGGAGACATGTCGATTTTCTGGTCACCGAGGTATAATTTTGATACGTTGTTGAGACTGTATGAATCCAATTTATACCCTTTCTTCACTTCGTGGAACATATCGAAAATGAAACGCCCCGACATTGGGAGTAATTTCAATACGTTATCACCCAATGCACTCGAGCTCAACTTTTTAACAGTGATTTCACACTCTTGACTCTTCAACTTCCCCATCTTAAAAAACTCTGGATTACATCCAACGATAAAAGCTCTCGTGTAAATATAATCAAGATCAAAACCAAAAATGTTCCATCCGGTCATGATATCAATATCCTTCTGATGTATGTACTGTTGAAATGCCTCAAGCATTTCCCGTTCTGTATCGAAACTCACGATTGTACACCCATCGAGGTTTGAATCAGTTTTCTTGTAACAAAAGCAGGTCTTATCGTACGGTTCATCATTACCGAATGCACAGAGAGATACCGCTATTTGAAAACATGCATCCTCTTTCACATTTGGATTGGGGAATTTACCAGTAGAACTGTTACATTCGATATCGAAAGACGCTACTACAAATGGAGCGATATCATCCCGGGGTACAGGTTTCAGTGTAGTCCAGTCGTTACAGAAAAGATCTATATCCACTCTCGCAAGGTGTGAACGTACACAGTTATCACCCGTCTTCAGCCACCCGGTTGACTGGATACCAGTTCGATGCATTAGTCTGAGAACTGGGTCGATATTCGATTCAAAAACTTTCATTCGCTGTGTACCGGAAGTTATCTGAATCGGATTTTTCAGGAAATAGTCCACGCGACGTCGACTCCCGAGGTTTTTAAAGTCTAGTTTCATGTACATGAATTCCTTATTATTTTGAAACCCCCATACATCTTTGGCTTTCATGACCGAAAAAGAAACCAAGCAATTTGGACACTTCTTGTCTATGAAGTTGTAAATTTCTTGTACAGTCTGTTGAGTGACGCGCTCAGAGAGCTTGATAAAGAAGTATGGTGTAAACACTGTGGTCACACATACAGATTTCCCATCCTCAGTCTTCCCAAAAATACTGATTAAGTGTTCATCATCTGTATCTACCGCTTCCCATGTGAGTGCCTGAAACTCAACACCCATCCCCGTTGTGTATACAATGAGCGAAAATTTTAATATCGTTTACTAATAAATGTCAGCTGCTTTAATTGACCTCGTTTCTGTGGGTGCTCAGGATGTGTACATCACTGGTCAGCCCGAGATAACCTTTTTCCGTCAAAACTACAAGCGGTACACCAATTTCGCCATCAAGCCTGAACGTCTTGATTACATCGGTACCTTCGGTAGCGGTAATGAGGTCACTATACCCATCAAGTCTAAGGGTGATCTCCTGAGTTATATTTGGATCGAAGCGGAAAACATCGGTGCTACCGGTAGTTCCAACCTCGGTTTTTTCGATAAGGATGAAACGACCACCACTGAGTTCCAACTCTGGATCGGTGGTCAGAAGGTTTCTCAAATCGACGCCTTGTACATTCAGGGTGTTCACAATCTTCTGTACAAGGATAACCAAGCTAAGGCGTCTTGCGCCGTAACCCTTGATGAAGTTCCCCAAAATGCTCTCGGTTCTTCCACGCATGCGAACCACTACGTCCTTCCATTCTTTTTCAGTGATGACTGGACCAAGTCCCTCCCTCTCGTGGGTCTCCAGTACCATGACGTCGAAATTCGCGTGAAGTGCCGTGGAGGTACGTTCGCGCCCAGCAACGTGAAGGTATTTGGTACCTATGTGTATCTCGATACTGATGAACGTAAGTTCTTCGTCGACAACGAACACGAGATTCTCTTCACCCAAACCCAATACCAGCCAATGTCCGCGGCTGATACCGAAGTTGATCTTACGTATTTCAACCACCCCGTCAAGGCTCTTCACATCGTTTCCTCCGAAGCCGATACCAATAAGTGGTCCACCAACTGGACGTTCGATACATCCACTTTATACATCAACGGTACACCACTCTTCGAGAACATGTCCTCCGCATTCCACCACAACGTCGTCCCAGAGATGCATTGCTCGGTTCTCCCCCATGATTCCCTGAGCACAGTCTCTACATTCACATGGCCTTTCTGCCTCACCATGAACAAGTCTCAACCCACTGGAACACTCAACTTTTCTCGCATCGATAACGCGAAGCTCGCTCTCAATGGTAACAGTGTACGCAACGGTAACTTAGTCAGGGCGTATGCGGTCAACTATAACATTCTTCGTATCAAGAATGGTATGGGTGGTGTCGCTTTCGGTAATTAAGCCCAGTTTTCAATTAGTGTTTTTGTCTTTTCATACATTTTCTTCCCATAGAAGGTTTTATCCTTCTCTTGACCCCAAATTGTGAGTCGGTCTTCAAGAAACCCCTTGAACTTATCCGAGTCACAGTTAGACTTGTATCGAACTTTTTCAGCCTTAAGTGCTTCCTCCATAGCAGCTAAACGACAATCCATTGAACGCTTAGCAAACTCATCAGGAGTGATACGACTGGACACATCAGCTGTTTTCTTGTTCATATACAGTATGGACGACTCTACACTTTATACCATTTTGTATTATTGTCGTTCATGTCGAAGAACATACGACGGTCATGCTCAGTGCTGCTTTGAGATGGATCACACCAAAGTTAAAATCCCAGTAAACACTAAATGATTCCCCTTATCATAGCGGGTGGTCTCAGCGCTGCTCTCACATACACCTATATGGGTCAGAACCTCATTTCCGCATCCGAAGCTAAGCGCCTCATCAAGAAGGGGAAGATAAAGAAGGTCATCGATGTTCGCACCATCACAGAATATCGTCTAGGACACTACCCCAGAGCGCTTCACATCCCCGTCAACAAGATTAACAAAAAAACGACTACGGAACTTCCCAAGAAGGGCTTACTCGTCTACTGCAACACTGGGCAACGAGCCAGATTTGCGGCAGAGAAATTGGAGGAACTTGGGTTCGAAGATGTCTACTATATCGCTGGATTGTACACAAGCTTACTTTAACTTTACCCCCAGTACCCTCCTCAATTTTTGGAGGACACCAGGGTCTGGAATGGCTCGACCCGACTCATATGAACCTATGATACTCGCATTCACCCCAACTGCGATTGCTAAATCTTTTTGTGTTTTGAAACCTTTAGCAATACGCCCCTGTTGAATCATCTTCGCCATGGAGAGTGGTACCTTCTTATGGGTACCCAATTCCTCATCCTCCAACTTTTGCTCCTTTGTACGTTCATAGTGCTTGGGTGGGGGTCGCTGGTTAACAGGGGCAGCCTTTCCATGAATAATGACCGGCTTCCAATCCTGATGACTCATATGTCTAGATAGTACGTTTTGTTTTTAAGATTCTTTCCAAACGTTCATTTTCCTTCCGCATAAATATCGTCAGTTGAACAACTTCACCTGTGAGTGTTACCCTCCCGTGTTGTTTTAGGGAAGAAACATTTTCAACTCTTACTAGTTCCACCCAAGACATTTTAGACTCCGGTGTCTTACTATGATGTATCGCTAATACAGCAGCATCCTTCTTCACATCCTTAGGAAGTTCCTCTCCCTCGTAACATACAACCACGTGTGCACCTGGATACCCACTCGCATGTATCCACCAGTGCCTGGGGTCGCTCGTATTCGTGAGTTGGTCATTCTCTTTTGCAGTCTGTCCCACTCGAACAGGTATATTACCTGATGCAGTGTATTCTAACATGATTAGTATTACATTTTCTTTTTTATGTTAGCAGTTGTCGATACATCAAATGTAATATCTTCTAGTTTTGATTCAGGTATTTTATACTGCTCGAACACCAAACTGATACGTTTACTTTTTGGATTTTTACAATATATGGGTTCTACACAATGTAGCGCATCCCCACGAAATACAATTTTTCTTCCCAATTTTGGTTTATATCGTCTTATTTTAGATGAATCGATACTACCATATTTAGATAAACGTAAATGACCACCTTCATATGTATCAGGTAATTCGATATAGATGACAGTCACTGCTACTGGTAAATAATTACGACCCTCATTAGTTTTAGTTTGATCTTCCAACGACATGTCATAATGAAAATCCACAGATCGCTCTAATGTATCACTCGAAGGTTCTATCACTACGGGGTTGAATATATACGCGTTCGTACCAGGTATTTGAACCTGTTTAAACACTTCGTATATAGGTTTGAAGGTATCAGCAAATTTTTGTTCGTGTCGAGATGAGAACGTTACTACGAACCCTTTCGTTTTTTCAAATCCGTTTAATGTAGATTTACCGAAATATTCATGATTCAATACATAGTTTGACAATTCTTTACAACGATCGGATGTATAAAAGTCATCATGTATCTGAACAAATGGATATTCTGGATCATGACATCGTTCCATTTGTGCGTAAACAGAAATGTCAAACACATATTCTTCTATTACCCAGTGTAATAAAAGTAAAAGTATGAACAGAAGTAATGCATCCATGTGTTATAAACACAAATTTAATATTATGATAAAACATAAATGCACGTCGTATTGAGACCCAGTCCATCAGTCAGTCATAAGTATAGAGTGATTCTCCCAACCAAGAGAGCCATAGATTTTGGTAAAAAGGGTGTCGAGCATTATCCCGATCATGGGAACGCTCGTCTCATGCGTGCACATCTTATTAGGAAGGGGGCGATCATTCCTAAGGAGTTGCGGATAGAGACGAATCCATACGAGATACACAGGGGTATGCTTGGTATCGATAAAAGTGAAGAAGAGGATTGGGAAGATTATTTCAGAGCGGAATACTGGGAACGTTGGATACTGTGGTCATACCCAGATGTCAACAAAGCTAAACTCTATATGACCATGACGAAAGGTGTCCTCTTCATGCCACACCCCGAAGACTTTTGGTTTTCTAATTGCCGGTAGATCCAAATCCACCAGAACCCCTCTCGGTATCTTCTACAATACTAATCTCTTCGATAGGTGGTGTCTCACACCTCTCGAGGACAAGTTGCGCGATACGATCACCCTTCTTAATTTCAAAGTCAGACTCTCCATGATTGAATAGAACAACCTTAATTTCACCCGTATAATCTGGATCAATAACACCCGCACCGACATTGATACAATGCTTCACAGCTAGCCCAGACCGGGGGGCGACGCGACCATATACACCCTGGGGAAGAACAACGGTAATACCAGTACCTACAAGCGCTCTTCCAGCCTGGCACGGTACAACGG